TTCTACCATATAGATGCATACCACGAACAATGTCAGCAAAGCTGTCAGGGTCACGATATGTTTCAGTTTTGCTGAGTTGTTCAGCAGTAGCAACAGCAGAACCATGTCCTGCAACAATAACACCATAGTTATTATCTTGGTTTCCTGTTCCTGCAGTACCTGGACCTGTACCTTTAGCAGGTAAGTTGCTAGAAACATAAACTCTAAATCCTGCTAGGTTGTTTAGAACGAGACCGTTTTGCAACTGTCCTGCTCCACCAAAATCAGCGTTCATTAGTTTTGAGTTCTCGTCACCAAGAAGCTCTAAGAACACAGGGTCAATAACAATCCATCTGTCTTGTGTATCAACTTGCTGTTGGTTCAATAGTCGTGCCATACGATTGACAACCACCATCGGTGTCACAGCAGCAGTTCCTACGCCAGTAGCACCGCCTGTTAAGTTTACTACAGGAATAGAGTGGTCTCCTGCAGATGATGTTGTGATACTTGCAAATGAGTCCTTACGGAGTTTCATTGAAGTTAGAAGTTCGTCAGTACCTGCAGTAGCTACAGCAATAGAACCATTAACAGTAGCATTGACTGCACTGCCTACGGCATGTTTACTTAGCTGCTCCATGCCTGAAATATAGGCTAGAACTTCTTGGTCATAGTTGTCTGCTAAACGATATGCTGCTCTATCAGTAGCAAGCTGCATAAAATTTATGTGTGAGTGAGCTTCTTCTATGTCGTCCATCTTGAACGCATAGTAGTTAGCCTTATCGACAACAAGAGAAAAATCCTCGTCATCTAAGTCTTGGGCTGTAATCTGAGTTCCTCTAGCATAGGCACTCACTGAAACTTCTGGTTCTTTAATGATTTTAACTGTATCACCTTGTCCTGAAATTTCACCCATGTAGTCTGAGTTAGTAATATCTCCAACAACAGTAGACTTACGGAATGCAAGTTGTACCTGTTTGGAATAAATGATTGGTGAAAAATTACCGTTTGGTAAATTTCCATACCCTGAAGCGGTTGCAAAAGCCATGATAAATCCTCCTATGATATTGGCTTACTTAAAAGCTAAACATCGTACTAAGAGGCTATATTGTTTAGAGTGCATAAAACTACGTGGCAGCTAACCGTGTAATTAGTGGGTCTATACTTTATAGGTAGTCTTGATTACTGTTTAGACTTCGTAAAAAAACTAAGACATAAAGGTAGTCAAAGAGAGGCTTTGTGTCTTAGTCACTAGTTATACTCATAAAATGTTATTTGTCAACACTTTATCTTCTATTTCCTGATAAATCATAAATCATTTTACCAGAACGCATTGCTGCATTAATTTTTTCTGCGTTGTCTGCATACTGCCTGTCAGTCATCTTTGCAATATCAGACTCTTTAATTGTATCTGCCATCTCTGAGGCATCTACATTTGTCTTAGAACCTTTGTTTACTAACGACGCAGCATCTTTTGCTTTACTTTTCTTAGCACTTGGACTAAGCCCATTATCAATTTTATATAAATCCAAGACACGAACAACTGATGCAGCATCATCTGTATTTTCATATAAAGCGTTTTGAACCCACTTAGGTTGTACTTCAACCCAATTATGAAATTTATCTGAGTCACGGAGTTTATCAAAGTCTTTATGCGATTCCCTAATGTCATTTTCTGCACGACTCCTTGTTGCTTCTGACTTAGCTTTACTTAACTCTTCTAACTGTATGTTAGCCTTATCAAATAATTGTTGAGCTTTTTTCTCAGCGATTGTTTCAACTATCCCTGCTACATCAGGATATTCTTTTGCCCATGCAGCTATGTCTTCATCAGACTTAGGTGGAACTAGTTTCTTAGTGCTACCCAGTTGATCCTCAAGTTCTTTTAACTTAGCATCAAACTCTTTTTCTTTTGCAGCAAGATGTCTTCTAACATCACCGTATCTCGTTTTAAAAGATTTTTCTTCTTCAGTAAGAGCCTCTTCTGATACTGCAGTTTCTTCTCCTGCTTGCTGAGTTGAGACTTCCTGATCTTCTTCAGTTCCTTCTTGGAGTCTCTCTCCTTGCTCTTTAGCAATGAGTTCCTTAAGTTCCTGCTCTTCTCTTGCAATCTTTTCTTTTGTACTTGCCCTTGTTCTTGACATGTAACCTGCATCTTTAGGCGTTTCAATTTGTTCTAGTTCTGGCATTTATATTCCTTTGCTTGGGGTCAACTACTGTTGAGTAGCCAATTATCATTTACTTGCTAAACCCTTACCTCTGGGTTTCTTTGGTTTACGTTTTGGTTTAGTTAATAGTCCTCCTTTGTTTAACACTCCATACTTACTTTCTAATTCTGTTTTAGAACTTGATGCTGCTGCTGCAGCTTTAGGACTTATTGTTTCTAGTTTTTTAATATTTTCTGGTGTATTAGAAGCTTTTGCTGCTGCCTGAATATCTGCAATAGATTGTCCACCAGTATTATTTTTAGGTGGTTCAATATTTTCATTAGAATTTTCAAAGTTATCTGTTATGGCTTTTATAAAACCTGCAGCTATTCCTATAGGAGTTTTTTTAAAAATTTCTTTACCAAGTCCAAGTAAGCTATCTAAAGAAAAACCACTTTCAGTTTTATCTACAATTTTCTTAACCTCATCTGGGTCAGCACCTTCTTTTTTTAATTCTTGACCAAGTAATGCAATTCGTGTAGCAAAAGGAAGTGCATAGTATTCTGCTGTATTTTTACCTACCCTAGCTGCTGATATTTTTAAAGCGTCTAAATTTTGTTGTGTCATTTTTACTGTATCACCATTTAAATCTGTGAGTGTTGCATCAAGTATTTTTGCAGGTCTGTCTTCTCTTTCATTATCATCGTCTGATGTAGTATCACTAGGTTTATTAGTTGACCATGGTGGTACAGTAAACCCTTCCATACCCTGCTGTGGACTACCATTTATAAACTGCACTACCTGTATTCTACCATCATCTTGGTGGTAAAAAGTTTTAGGTGATGAAGCCTCTGATGCTGCACCTGAAGACTTAGGAGCACCAAATAAACTTTGACCTACTGTTTGAAAACCTTGTAGGGCTGCACTAGGAGCAGACTGTGTTGCAAGAAATTGTTGCTCAGTTTGACTTTGAAGACCACCTGGAGCATATCCCATTAGTCCACCCTTAGCAGCACCTGTTATTTTTTTAATCATGTCTTCTTCTTCAGGTGATAGCTCTTCATCTTCAGAAGATGTTGCAATCATTGCTACAGCTACAGGCTCACCACCTATACGTCCATTACGTTCCATGTTTGCAAGACCCATTTTAGCATCTGTACGTAGGTCTTCAAAAAACTTTACTCCATAAAACCTTACAACATCAGCAGGTATAACATACTCACCCTCACTAAGTTGTGCAGGTATGTCATCTCTAACTTCTTCTGCTAGAGAACCAGAAGGTACATCATTACCACTTACAGGGTCTTTGATTGTACCATCATCTTTAAGACCACCATCTGCAAACATCTCCATTTGATTTTTCATTGTTGTACCACCTTCATTCATTGTAAGTTTTTTTTCTGAAGCTCCACCCTTATTACTTCTTTTTTCTGCTGCTTCTACTGCAGAAGGTATATCTTTAAATCTAGGAAACTTTTTACCTGTTTCTTTTTCATATTCAAAAGCTGCATTCCATGCTTTATCATTACTAAAGTATTTGGTTACAGTGCCATCCTTATTAATTTCTTCTTTTGTTTCGCTAAGAAATACAGGTTCTTTTGTTTCTGTATCAAACCATATCGTAGGTATATTCCATGCTCCATTATCAGGTGCATTTTCAGAAGCAAGATACTCTGTAGCGTAACGATTACCTACTGTAGGTATAGGTTTATGTTTTTTAGGGTCAAAGGGTTCTAGGTTCACTATCTGTCCTACTCATTAATCCACTCTTAGAAGCAGAAGGTGCAACAGTAAAGTTTTTTTGTTGACCTACGGTTCTTCCTGTTACTTCAGGGATTTCAAACTCATTTTTATTTCCTTTTAATCCAGTTATATCATAGTCAACAGCTTCCTCTATCTCCATAGGAAACTTTTGTGTATTTGCTTTTGCGTCAATATTATTTAAAATTGTATTATAATAAGCATCATCTGTTTTTATATTTTTTATGTTTATTTCTGCTCCACGTATTGTTTTTATTGTTTTAGGAATAGTTGTTAGCTTTGCTGTTTCCTGTCTTAGAAGGTCTGATATAAAATTATGTCCAGATTCTAAAATTTTTCTTGCCTCATTTACTTCAAATTTTTGTCCTATATAAAGTGGAGAATACACAGTATAATCATGAAACTGTTTAGCAAGACCTTCAACACCTTGCCCATGTATTTTTATTTGAGGGTATGCAGGAGAATTAACTTGATACTCTGCATAAGGTCTTTTTTTGTACAACAAATTATAAACTGCTTTTTTATTAAGTTTATCTCCAAAGTTGTTTATTTCTCTAAACTTATCTATTAAGTTTCTGTATTTTTGTTTATCAAGTACACCATAATTATCTGTGGCTGCTCTTCTAATAATTTCCTCTCCATTTATACCTTTTGCATAGGTTGTTAGTGTATCATAAGGAGACTTATTATACCTTTCATTCATATCATAAAAGGCTCTTTCCTGAACATTACGTGCTTCTACTTCTTTTTGAGTTTTATAGTAACTATCAATTCCACTCTTAGGGTTATTCTTTAAATCCATAGATTTTATTTTATCACTTTTAAACTGCAAGTCTAATTTTTTTGCAATAAGTGATTCTTTTCTTTTGGGTGACAGTGGATCAAGGAGCATCTCATCTATATCCTCAATTGCTGTATCAATACTATTAAGTAATCTTTTAGAATTATCTTTTTGCCAACTCCATGTAGCACCTGCACTTTGAAACTCTATGTGTTGAATAGCATGTTGTATCTCATGGAGTAGCGTAGAAACAAAATCTCTTCTTCCTGATTCTATATCTGTTAAATTTTTATTTGTTAAATTTTCAATTTTATTATAATGTTTACTCATAACAATTTCAGATTGTTTAAAAGGGGGTGCATTTCTTGGTGTATTTGAACTGTAATAAGCACTATAACTTTTCTCAACACCATCATCAAAACGAACAGTTAAACCCTTTAGTTCAGGATATGCTTCATATAACTCTGGATGGTCTAAAACTTCTTCTAATTTTATTTCTGGACTTTTATAAAAACCTACAGACTCTGATTGATTTTTTGAAAACTTATTAAAATCAAAACTTTCATCTGCATTTCTTATAATATTACTATCGTCTATTTCAGTAAAAAATTTATTCTTACTTCCTACTGTCCAACCTGTCTTAACCCACATTTCATTAAGTTTTGCTTTAACTTTTGCTTTTGTTAAATCATCCATAGATTTAATATCAGCTATAATATTTCCTGAACTGCCACTACCTGCACCCTTAAAAGTATTAAGGTCAATATTATCTTCTTTTTTTAATTGAATCTTAAAGTCTTTCCACATTTGTTTAGAACTATCTAAACCCTCTAATACTCTAGGTTTAATTGCACTAACGTCTACTCCTACGTCTTCTAAACTTGTTAGGTTAAGTTTATCTTTTTCAACATCAAATGGACCTTTGCGTGATTCAACTAACTCAGATCTTTCACCTGCAAACATTTCATTTTTAGTTCCAATTAAATCTTCTTTAGTAATAGGTACAGAAACACCTTCAGG